TACGTAAGAAAAATAAGTTTTACATTATGTTTAAATGAAGATTATGAAGGAGGAGAATTTGAAATATCAAGTCCAAATCCAAAACCAGAAAAACATATTAATACTAAGTTTAGTGATAAGTTTACATTAGGAACGGTTATATCATTTCCCTCTTTTGTTTGGCATAAAGTCAATCCAGTTACAAGTGGAACAAGAAAAGTATTAGTAGGTTGGTCAGTAGGTCCTCAATTTATTTAATACGTATGACACTTACAAAATATATCATCATAGATAAAAAAAACGAAGTCTATCTTAAAATAGAAGCAGATGAAGCTATACGTAGAGAATTATCTGAGTATTTTACCTTTGAAGTTCCTGGTTACAAATTTACTCCTCAGTTTAGAAACAAATGGTGGGACGGTAAGATAAGATTATTTTCTTATGCTACTGGTCAAATCTTTGCTGGTCTTTATCCGTATATTGTTAAGTGGTGTGAAGATAATAAAATACAAGTAGTTGATGGTACAAAAATAAAAGATGTAGATGTTGATACTAAGTTGGTAGATAAGTTTGTTTCTGGTCTAAAGATACCAATGGAGATAAGAGACTATCAGAAACAGGCCTTTGTACACGCTCTTCAAAAGAATCGTTGTTTATTATTATCGCCTACGGCCTCTGGTAAATCATTAATAGTTTATCTATTAGTAAGATTTAATCTGTTAAGGTTGAAGGAAAAAGTAAACAATAAGATACTAATTATAGTGCCGACAACCTCTTTAGTAGAACAGTTGTATAAAGATTTTAAAGATTATGGCTGGAATCCTGACAAGAATATACATAGAATATATCAAGGCCACGAAAAAGAAACAAATAAAAATGTTGTAATATCTACATGGCAGTCAATATACAATATGCCAAAGAAGTGGTTTAAATCTTTTGGTATGGTAGTGGGAGATGAATGTCATCTATTCAAGGCCGTTTCTTTAAGTAAGATAATGACTAAACTAGAAGATTGTAAATATAGAATAGGTCTTACAGGTACTTTAGATGGTACTAAAACTAATAAACTTGTATTAGAAGGTTTGTTTGGTGCCGTTAATAAAGTTACATCAACTGCTGAACTACAAGAGAAAAAACAGTTAGCTGATCTTAAAATTATATGTTTAGTTTTACAACATGATCAACATTCTAAACATTTTTTAAAAGATAAGAGTTACCAAGAAGAAATAGATTTTTTGGTATCTAATGAAAAAAGAAATAAGTATATTCGCAATCTGTGTTTAAATTTACAAGGAAATTCTTTGGTGTTATTTCAGTATGTAGAAAAACATGGTGTTATATTAAAACAACTTATAGAAGATAAGGCTAATGATAGAAAAATATTTTTCGTTCATGGTGGTGTAGAAGCTGAAGAAAGAGAAAAGATTAGATTTATAACTGAAAAATCGGACAACGCAATTATAATCGCCAGTTACGGAACGTTTAGTACTGGTATTAATATTCGTAATTTACATAATATAGTTTTTGCGTCTCCATCAAAATCTCGTATTCGTAATTTACAATCTATTGGTAGAGGTTTAAGATTAAAAGATGATAACTCGGCCGCTACTTTGTATGATATATCTGATGATCTAACTTATAATGGTAAAGAGAATTATACACTGGCTCACTTTAGAGAAAGAATAAACATTTATACTTCTGAAAACTTTAACTACGAAATACATAACATAGAACTAATAAATAGTAATAGCAATGAACCAAATAAAAATAATAAAACTAATTAATGGTGATGACATTGTTTGTAGTCTGGCTAAAGAACAATTGCCAGATAAAACTCCCCTGTTACGTATAGATAAACCGTTACAAATTAAATACGTGTCTCAATTAACAACACGTGGTCTTAAAGATTATATTGCTCTTATAAAATGGGCTGCCTATACTAATGATATAATCATAACTATTCCAAAAGATAAAATCGTTACAATTACAAATGCCACCGAAGAAATGACCAAGAGTTATATAGAAGTATCTAAGAAGTATGAAAAGATAGTGGTGCCTAAAAGAAGTGAACATAATATTGAACAACTAAGTGAGGAAGAAAATAATGAGTTTAATGAATTGTGGGACGAGTTTAGAGATATTAGAAAAACAATCCATTAATCTGGAGTATTCTGTATCAAAGAGGCTACACGCCTATTATACGGATAAAATAGAAAAAGTCAACCAATCCTGGAACCGACTTTTTTTGTGTAAGTGATTGACATTAAACACAAACTGTAGTATATTTAAATTATGACAACATCAAAAAAATCAAAAGAACATTACGTAAGTAATAAAGACTTTTTAGCGGCAATGATAGTTTACAAAAAAATGTGTAAACAGGCCAAAAAAGATGGCAAACAAAAACCACCAGTTACAGATTATATTGGTACTTGTTTTTTAAAAATAGCAAATCACTTATCATATAGACCTAATTTTATTAACTATACATTTAGAGATGACATGATATCTGATGGTATAGAAAATTGTTTACAGTATTTGGACAACTTTGATCCAGATAAATCAAATAATCCATTTGCTTACTTCACACAGATTATCTATTACGCATTTATAAGAAGAATACAAAAAGAAAAGAAACAAGTTACAATTAAAAACAAGATGTTATTAGATTCAAATTTTGATGACATGGCATTACAACCAGGTGAAGATAGAGAATTTCATAATCAATTTACGGAATTTTTAAAGAAGAACTTACCAGTAGAAGAACCTAAGATTGAGAGTTTAACAACATATAGAGAAATAAAAAAAGAAAAAGAAAAATTAAAAAAGAAAAAAGCAAGAAAAGGTAAACTAGATTATTTTATTGGGTTATGAAAATTGCGTTGATTGCCGATACGCATTGGGGCGCTCGTAATGATTCTCCAGCGTTTATAAATTATTTTAATAAATTTTATGATGAGGTTTTCTTTCCTTATCTACAAGAGAACAATATCAAAACTTTAATTCATTTAGGAGATGTGGTTGATAGAAGAAAGTTTATTAATCACAATACAGCTTATAATTTTAAATTAAAGTTTTGGAATAAATTAGAAGAATTAAATATAGACACTCACATAATAATAGGCAATCACGATACATATTATAAAAACACAAACGAAGTAAACGCATTACAAAATTTAAGTATATCAAAAAATACAAAGATTTATACTTCTTGCGAAACAATTACAGTGGATAATTTAGATATATTATTAACACCTTGGATATGTGATGATAATATGGAAGATTCTTTACATAGTATAGAAAATTCAACAGCACAAATTGTTATGGGTCATTTAGAAATAAAAGGTTTTGAAATGCACAAAGGTCATCTAAATGAACAAGGATTAGATAAGTCTTTATTTAAAAGATTCGAAAAAGTATTATCAGGACATTTTCATAAAAAATCAGATGATGGTCATATTTACTATCTTGGTTGTCCCTATGAAATTACTTGGTCAGATTACAAATGTCCAAAAGGATTTCATATATTTGATACACAAACAAGAGAATTAACAAGAGTGGTTAATCCATTAAGAGTACATAAGAAATTGGTTTATAATGATAAGTCAGAAGATTACACTAAAAAAGACTTAAAAGATTTTGAAAATACTTTTGTTAAATTGTTTATATCTAATAAAACAGATGTAGATATGTTTGATAAATTGGTGGACAGATTTCACAATGAAATAAATGTACATGAATTAAATATTATAGAAGATTTAACTTCTGATATAACATCTACAGTTAAAGAAAATATATTAGATCAAGGAGAAGATACATTAACATTTCTAGGTAATTATATAGATCAAATAGACACAACATTAGATAAAAACAAATTAAAGAAATTCGCAAAAGAATTATATGTAGAGGCCAGTGAAACATGATATTATTTAAAAAGATTAAATGGAAAAACTTTTTATCCACTGGTAATACACCAATAGAAATAGAACTAAACAAAGCACCAACAACACTTATTATCGGAACAAATGGCAGCGGCAAATCAACTTTACTTGATGCCTTATGTTTTGTTTTATTCAATAAACCATTTAGAATGATTAAGAAAGAACAAATCGTCAATACAATAAATGATGCCGACACAGAAGTAACAGTAGAGTTTACAGTTGGTACAAAGAACTATGTTGTAACAAGAGGAATCAAACCAAACAAATTTGAAATATATTCTGATGGAGAATTAATAAATCAAGATGCTTCTAGTATTGATTATCAAAAATACTTAGAAACCAACATAATGAAATTAAACTATAGATCATTTATACAAGTTGTTATATTAGGTTCTTCTTCTTATGAACCATTTATGAAAATGAAACCAAGATATAGACGTGAAGTTGTAGAAGAAATATTAGATATAAGAGTATTTGGTTTAATGGATTTGATATTAAGAAGTCAACAGTCAGATTTACAAAAGAATATAACAGAGATAAGACATAAATGTGATTTGATTACTTCTAAGTATGAATTAGAAGCAAAACACTTTAAAGAATTACAAGGTAGAAATACAGACGATAAAGATTATAAAAAAAATCTATTAGAAAAAAACAATAAAGACTTACAAGAATATATTAAAAAGATTATCTTATTAAACGTTGAAATAGAAAATAATAAAAACAATTTAACAGAACAAGACAGCGTACATCAAAAAGCACACCAACTATCTAAGTTAGAAGCTAAGATTGAAAACAATCTATTAAAACATAAAAAAACACTAGAGTTTTTTAATAACAATGATACTTGTCCAGAATGTACACAGTCAATAAAAGAAGAATTTAAATCTACAAAAATAGATACTGAAAGTAAAACAATACACAAATTAGAAGGCGGCCTACAAGACCTATTATCAGAAATAATAAAAACAGAAACAAAAGTAAACGAATTAAATGCCGTATCGCAAAAAGTGAATGAATTAAATGTAGAGATTGCTAAGATTAACACTTCAGTTGATGAACTAAAAAAATATAGTGATAAAATACATGAAGAAATTTTGTTGTTAGAAAATAAAGAATCTGATGGCAAAACAATACAATCTCAACTAGATCAATTAAAAACCGAATTGGAAGAATCAAAAGTATTATTAGATAGGGTTACAGAAGAAAAACAATATGTAGATGTGGTAAGAGAAATATTAAATGATAAAGGAGCAAAAGCTAAGATCATTAAAAAGTACTTACCTATTATGAATACATTAATTAATCAGTATTTACAATCAATGGATTTTTTTGTATCGTTTCATTTAGATGAGGAGTTTAACGAAACAGTTAAAAGCCGACATAGAGATACATTTGATTATAATAACTTTAGTGAAGGAGAAAAGATGAGAATAGATTTAGCATTACTATTTACATGGAGAACAATCGCTAAAATGAAAAACAGCACCAATACAAATTTACTAGTACTAGATGAAATATTTGATGGTAGTTTAGACGGTCAAGGAACGGATGACTTCTTTAAAATTATCAAATCAATGCCAAAAGAAAATATCTTTATTATATCTCACAAAGGAGATATTCTATTTGATAAATTTACAAACATAATACGCTTTGACAAAGAGCACAACTTTACGAGGTTACAGAATGCCTAAAGAACTTACATTAATACCACCAGCAGATCCAAGAGTACAATCTGCTATAGCACCATTTAAAGATGACATGTTAAAAGAATATGACTTTAAAGACAGAAAAGAATTAACAAATACAATGTTTGATACTATGTTTAAATATGGCGGATTAGGTTTATCGGCTAATCAAGTCGGGTTACCTTTCAACATGTTTGTATTTGGTGGGCATCCTGCTTTAGAAAAAGGAGTTAAAGTATCTTGTTTTAATCCAATGATCGTTCATAAGAGTGAAGAAGAAGTAGTTATGAAAGAAGGTTGTTTAACATTTCCATTTTTGTTTTTATCTATAACAAGACCTAGAAAGATAGTAGCAAAATTTGAAGATGAAAATGGTGTTTTAAAAGAAGCTCACTTAGACGGTATGATGAGTCGTATATTTCAACATGAGTATGATCATATGTTAGGTAGACTTTTTACAGAAAAAGCAAGCAAGTTAAAACTTGATTTAGCCTATGAAAAAGCAGGCAAAGAAATTAAAAAAGCAAAAAAAAGAAAGGAGATGTCTAATGGTTAGTTTTACAGAAGAAGATAATAAACCTAAAATGTCGCAAGAAGAACGAGACAAACTTATGGAAGAGTTTTTATCTAAAGGTGGTAAAATTAAAGAACTAAAACCTGGAATAGCAAAAGGAGCTGGTTCTTTAAACAGAAGTAAAAGCTTACAATGGTCTGAAAAAGACGTAATACAACAAGAACATAGTGAGAATTTTATACCAAGTAAAGAATAATTTGACTTTTGAAACAAATTAGTATATACTTATATTATGGCCGTTAAAAAAGAATTAGATCCTTTTATAGAAAATCAATGGAAAGAATGGCAAGACACTAATCCACTTGATAAAATACCAGACATTGATACTGATAAACTTAAAGATATAGTAATTAAAGACTTATCTTTTGTGTCTGTTATGAATGTAAAAGAATATACACTATATCAAAAATGGTGTGAAGTACATCAAAAATATCCTACTATAGAAACAAACAGTTTTTTTGATGATAGGCCAGCACTAGTTGATCCTGAACAAGGTGCCATTATACAAGAAGTAAAAAACAACTTTTGGAATCCAGAAGATCCAATGGAGTATTTAAATTTAGAACCAGAACTTATTTACACAGAGGTTGATAACGAGGGTAAAGTTGGTTCAGTAACAGGTAAGAAATTACCAGCAATTTGGAATACATTAAGAACTTTCCTTTCTACAATGAAAAACAATAGTAACATTGGTAGAAATTTATATTTTATTATAAGAGATAAAAAGACAGAAAAATACCTAGGTGTTACTTGTATGTCCTCAGACTTTTTAGACTTAACACCAAGAGATGAATATATTGGTTGGGACAGAGAAGCTAAAACACAAAGAATGATTAATCATACTTGTATTGGTAGTACAATTGTACCTATACAACCACTAGGTTACAATTTGGTTGGTGGTAAATTGTTAGCTTTATTATGTTTATCAGATACAGTTGAAAAAGCGTGGGAGAAACAATATGGTGATAAGTTAGTAGGCGTTACAACAACATCTTTATATGGTAAAACAAAAACAATACCATTATCACAATACGATAGATTAGATCACTGGAAGAAAATGGGTTGGACAGCAGGTTCAGTATCGTTTGAAACAGAAAGATCAACAAGAAAACTTATACAACAGTGGTTAATGAAAAATCATACACGTAAATACTTTGAATGGTATGTAGCAAAGAAAAAAAGTGGCCAACCACACAAAAGAGATCATAGAAATAGAAGTCATACATTTACATATAGTCAATTAGGTATAGAAAAGAAACTTATTAAATCAGAACACGCAAGAGGCATTTACTTTAGTGAATTGTTTAAGAATACAAAAGAATATTTAAGAGAAGAAATACAAGAAGATAAGTTAGTAAGAGCCTTTGATAACTCAACAGAAGCTTTAACGCATATATGGAAAACAAAATATGCTAAAAAAAGAATAGAATCTTTAATAGCACAAGGTAGATTATCTAAGGAAACTCATTTCTATGACGATATTATATATTTAAATTGGGAAGAAACTAAGAAAAAATACCTTTTTCAAGTCGGCCGATAACGGTCCTGTCTTAATTTAGACACAATCTTCCGTAAGTCATTGATTATATTGCCTTTTAATTTTGTTCGGAACTATTGTTTTATTCATATAAAGGTGTTATATTATATGTATGGTTAAAGTTAATAAAATAAATATCGAATCAAAGTCTCAATTAGCAAAATTATTTGCTACAGAAAATTTATCAGTAGAACATAACAACGTAAAAACGGCCTCTTTTGATTTAGAAAATAGAATCGTTACATTACCAATATTTAAAAAACCATCAGGCGATGTTTATGATATGTTAACAGCTCACGAATGTTCACACGCTTTACATACACCTATGAAAGCTTGGTCTAAATTAGAAGATCCAAAATATAGAGCTTATGTTAACGTTATTGAAGATACAAGAATTGACAAATTAATTCAAAAAAAATATCCAGGTATTGTAAGAAATTATATTAATGCTTTTGAAGTATTAACAAAAGATAATTTTTTTGGTTTAAAAGGTAAAAACATAAACACTGATCTAATGTTAATTGATAAAATTAACATGTATTACAAATCTTCTAAAAAATTAAATTTTAAATTTTCAAAAGAAGAGCAATTGTGGGTAGATAAAATTGATAATATCAAAACATTTACAGATGTATTAAAAATTGCTAAACAGTTATATGGCCATCAAGAAAAACAATTAGAAGAATTATCTAAGTTACCAGATTTTGACAATCACCCATTAGCTAAAAATTATAAATTAGATAAAAATGGTAAAAAAATTAAAGTACAAGAATCAACAGAAACTAATAATCAATCATCAAATTCAAATGAATCAAAAGAAGATTCAGACAATAATGAACAAGCAAATGCTAAAGTAGGTAATCCTAATGGTGCTGGAGGCGATAATGTTAGAGTTGATACTGCTTTAGATTGTATTACAGATAAAACTTTTGAACAATCAATTGATAAGTTATTAGATAAAAGTAAAACTTACAGATACGCTACTTTACCTGAACCTAATTTCAAAAATGCCTTAGTACCTTACGAACAATTTTTAAAAGATATGAGAGACAATATATTAAACCATTGTTCAGGTAAAGCTAATAATGGTAACTCTAATGCTGATATGTACAAAACATATTGGAATTGGATTAAACAAGATTTTTTAAAATTTAAAAAAGACAATACAAAAACTGTAATGTATCTAGTTAAAGAATTTGAAATGAAAAAAGCAGCCACTGCTTATAAAAGATCCACTACAGATAAAACTGGAGTTATTGATTCTCTTAAATTAAAAAACTATAAATTTAGTGATGATATTTTTAAAAGATTGACCGTATTACCTGATAGCAAAAACCACGGTATGATAATGTTATTAGACTGGTCAGGATCTATGTGTGATCTAATGAATAAAACGGTACACCAATTATGTAATTTGGTTTGGTTTTGTCAAAAAATTAACATACCATTTGAAGTATATCTATTTAAAG